GGGAAGTACTCCTCAAACTCTTCTTCTGCATCATAAACTTCTTTTACTATAGCAGTCTGTCCTAATCCAGCTACAGCAACGACACCACCACCCTTTTTACCATCACCACCATCTGTGATCCTAACAAGAGGAGGGTATTGATATCCATGTCCACCCGATATTAAATGAACACCTAATACACCACCACCGTTTCCAACTACAACATTTCCTTTAACACCAACACCACCTCCACCAAAGAACTCTGCTTTAGGGATACCATATGGCTTCTCTAAATTAATTCCACCACAATCATCTTGTGCAGGAATAAAAACATCTTTTGGTTGCAACTTATTAACTTCATTAATATTCTTATACTCAATCTTCTTTCTATTCTTTATAATAAAAGTAGTACCAGGATTTTTTTGAGCATAACTATTAGCCTCACATATAGTAGCTCCCTCCACGTAGCCTCTCTCAGTAGAAATATATCCTACCCTGATATCGCTAGTATTAACTGGCCCAAATAGATTAAATCCCATAGGTATATTTATTAGGCTTGATATAAATCAGATGCTGCTTGCTGAGCAGCATTGAGAACTTGTTGAGTTTTATCAGAAGCAATATCTGTTGCCTTATCTATTACTTTATTCTTTACAAGGTCAATCATTCCCTGATCTTTAGATGGTTCTGCGAAAGGAATCTTATCAGGAAGTTTAACCTCAGGCAATTTACCGCCAGCAATATCACTAATTGCTGCGGGACTAGGAGTGGCTGAGTCTGGTTGAGCACCAGAACCTTCTGCCATAGTGTAAAAATCAGAAGCAGCAAGTTCAGGTGGAACTTCAAAAGGAAAAACGTTTGTTGGTAGATTCTCAAACTGCATAGCCGCTGCTACACTAGTTTCAATATTTGGTATTTGACTCTTAATACTATCTAAACCACCAGTTAATCCAGCAAGTTGAGAACTCATATCCTTTAAGAACATATTCATCTTGTCCATCATATTATTATTTGCATCATTAATCTTAGGTCTTTCCATAGCAATAGTTTTTCCTAACATCTCCTCTGATGTACAAATATCAACATGAGCAAATGTATTATCTTTCTTATCCTTAGGTAAAGACTTTGCTGCTTCTAATGCTTGCTTTATTTTATCATCTAACTTTAAGGTATCCATTAACACTGCCAATACCGAATCCTCAAGTCCATCAGTAATCTTTAGGTAGTCTTCTCCTAATTTCTCAGTAAATCCTGCCTGAACATCCGAATATTGAAAATGTGCTGCTGCTGGCATCTCAGCTATAGTTGGTGCTGCTGCTGCCATCATAGACTTTAAAGTATATTCTGCCATCTTATTAACAGAAACCTTTTCATACTTAGCAATCTCTGATGCTGAACGTTTCTGTTCATCATCAATATCAATAATCTTATTTGTTATTGCTGCGCCATAATCATCAATAGTTTTAAGATATCTTTTAGTTTTCTCAGCCATATTATCAAGTTCAGTCTGAATACCTTTCTGTGATGACTCAACTATATGACCAGGCTTAAGTAAAACAGTTTTAGTTCTATAAAGATCATCCCGTATAACACTAGAAGCAGCTTTTAAATTAATAGAACTTGCACCCGACTCCAGAGTTGCTCCTGGTTCTGCTTGTGCTAAAGGAGAGTTTGCTTTCTTAGTTCTCGCATCTACTCCTGCCTTAACACCTTCCCTAACCTTCGCATCTAACTCTAATCCACTTAAACCTTCTGCCTCTCCTGCTGCCTTTGCACTCTGAGCATCTTTCTGCTGTTGAGAACTTAATGGACGATCAGCTCTTAACCCATACTTATTAAGTTCAATACCAGGAGGAAGTTCAGCAGACTCTTTTTGCTGTAGTGGATTCTTAGGTTTCTCTATCGTTAAATCATCATCACCTGGCCATGCCCTACCTTGTAATTTTGCAGGGTCTTTACTAATTGCATACCCACTAACAGCAGAAAAATTATCCTCACTTGTTCCTACTGAAGTACTAAGTGGTGTCTGAGGATTGTTCCCCAGGATTCCCATAATAACAGGGACCTGTTGGTCAGGTCCATCCATAAAGAATCAAAAGACAAAATTACCTTGACGGATTTGTGGTGACTGAAAAGCATTAGCAGCACCACTACCCGCCGTAATGGGGTACATTACATTGGCCCAAGGAAGTTGGTCAGAAGGAATCGTTTCCTCATCCTTATCATGAATACCAATAATCCTTACCTTATATCTACGACCCCATCCAAGTTGGTCATCCTTTCCAGGATAGACACCAGGAGGAGTATTCTCTCTCCAGGTAGCGTCGTCAGGTATCTGACCTACCCACCAGAGAAATTGTCCTCCCAGAAATCCAGGATCAAATAAGGCTCCTCCTTCCATTTACTCGTCGTACACCCTACACTCTTCAGCATCAGGATGATTATCACAATAGACTTCTAGATGCTTATCTTGATGTCTAGTGTGCCAATCATTAATACCAGTTTCTGGTTCATCATCTTTATGGTACTCGTCATAGTATGCATGGGCAGATTCTAAGTCTGCTTTAGTGTACTCCATCTTCCCATGATTAACATGCTCTTTACCGTCTTTAGGATCAAAATATACTTCATGGTCCAAGTCGTGTTTAATTTCGGACATACTTAACCTCCAGTTGCGGTGCCCTTTCTTTCAATAGAATCTCTTACAAGATTCATCTTAGTATAAGTTTCTTTACTTGTACTATAATGACAAATGTCGGCTATAATATATAGACCTCCATCCTTCTTATCTATAGTATCTTTTTTATCATCTGATGTCAATTCAGGACCATCAAAAAAGATACTATCACCAGCATGTAAAGAAAAATCTCCTGGTATAGTAACACTTATTTTATTAGAGAACAACTGATTATATCTCATCGATGATTGATTCAAAATATCTTTAATCTCAAAGTTTTGATGTGTCTGAGACTTTTCCAATTGTTTCCGAGCACCATCAGCCCATTTATTAGGATCCTTATCTCCATCCGCAACCAATGTTCCATAATCAAGGAACATATACTGAGTCCTAGAAAACTCTTTGCTCTTACTTATCTCTCCTTTCGTGGCATCTTTCTTACTATTACCGGTACCAGCAGGAGCAGTAGGAGTAGTACCCTTCTTTTCCCCTTTCGCACCATCTCTTTCATCCATATTAAATTCTGGATTCATCACAGGAAGTTTACCCCCTGCTAATTTTAATTTATCTTGCGATGCTCTGGTCTTCTTATCCCCATATGCATTAGGAGTTATTACTTCATAAATGCAATTAAAAGGATTGAATACAATAGTACGAGTAGAAAATGCACCCATCATTAACTTCTTCTGAATGTTAAGAGGGTTACTTTTCTCCATTGAGAGTGCTTTGATATCATATCCTGCAGGTATCTTTCCACCACCATCATCACCAGTATCATTATAGATAATAGATTTCTTTTTAGGATTCATTTCTTTATCCAACAACCACTCAATAGATCTAAAATGAAATCCTTTTGCAGTTTCCCATAAGAAATAACCAGCACTATTACCAAGAGCACCATCATCACCTTCCTTTCCATTACGTTCATCTCTATCTTTACCACCACCAGGAACTGCTTTCTTTGACAACCAGTTCATAGTATAAAAAGGTTTCCAATTATTTCCACAGAAAATATAATCCCCTGTAGTCTTCTCAATAAACAATTCCTTTTCAGTGTTAAGATAATTTTGTTCTCTTTCTTTAGGTGTGTCTTTACCTATTTTTTGCTTGGTTAATATTCCTGTCACATGCTCTGATATTGATCCATCAAACCTAGTGTTCAATCGCATCTTCTCATTCAAAATATATTCTTTGGATACCAAATCCAACATCACCATTGACCTAGTAGTATCATCAGTTACTGGACTGAACTTATTAATATATAAACTATTCTTTCCTTCCTTACTAAACTTAATTTCATTATCATTGTTATCAATAAATGTTAAGTCCACTCTCTCTTGTCCTACTATAGGTAGTCCTTCAATAGCACTAACTAACTTATCATCACCCTTTTTAGCTATAGTAGAACCAGAATCGGTATAAATTACAGTTACTCTTATAGTGTCTTGTAAGATACTCTCAAAATATTGTAGAC